AGCTTTCCGGACAAAGAAAAACGGCGCGATGATCAGTCTTGAGGAATACAAAACAGCCAAGGCCGAGAAAAAGCTTGGCAAGATCGGCCTTGGTTTTTGTGGCGATTGCACCGCGTGCTGGTCACCCAAGGTCAAAACTGTTTCATATCCGAAACACTAGGGTTTCCCCCGAAATAGCAACCCACTACGTGGGTTGCTATTTTTCTTTTGGTGCCCGATCCGTCGCCGCGACGCGCAGGTCGCAGGTTCGCAGGAGCGCAGACCATGATTCTAAAGCGCAGGTTCGCAACGCGCAGGGCGCAGACCGCAGATCGCCGCGCCACAGGAGCGCAGATTGCAGATCATTGACCCTCGAACCTTGGATTTCTGCCGAAAAAGCACCGTCAAACAAATATACACTGCCTTCAAAGGGGTCGTGCGCCAAGATAAAACTAACGCCATTACATCTAGAATGCGAGGAATGCCAAGCAATTTGGGATTTAGACAGCTTGACTTTACCAGATTTAATTATTTTTAACTCACACCAAACAGGCGCACCATCCATGCACATGTATAGGTCAGGCATACCTTGTCCTGATCTATTTTCTATTCTCTGGGATTGCGTCTTTTTCGGTAAATGTTGCCTCAACGATTTCCACAGTGCTTGTTCTGTCTTTGGCATCTTCGACCCTCTTCATGTCTGGTTCGGGGAAAGCGTTTGGATATTGTTTGCGAAGATTGGCAAGCCTAGAAACAATATCTTCTTTCGACAGATTGTCGAGTTGATGGACATGTGTTGCCTCTCGCCTGTCGATAGTCAAACCACCCAAGGACGAGCGAATCTTTTCAGCATTAATCGCGGCAGAAAACTGGCCTTCTTCTTCAGCGGCTCTCGACAATTCATCAAAGCGTTTAAGTTGATTAATAAGAGTCACGCCGTATTTACGCTCTCTGTCCTGACGAAGTTCTTTTATAAGTTCTGGGACTTCGGGAAAACTTTTTCCATCCAAAAGCTTTGCCGCATGTTGTGCCGCGCTACCTTCTGCATAGCCAGCTTTTCTAGCGCACTCTGCATTCGAGTATCGACCATCAACATAATGCTTTGCAAACTCTCTCTGCCTGTTGGTCAATCCAGCAGGTCTGCCGCCTTTGTTTTTTATCTCTTCCATAGTGTTTTCTGTGCCTTTTTACTTTTCAAAATACCAAAAAGCGTCCTTGTCCGTCGTTAAAGTGTCACACTGTAACAGAAGTGTAACAGCTACGATTGTTACTGCATAAGGGTTTGTTACACTTGTTACACTTGTTACACCTTTTTCAAAAAATAAAAAATAAAAACTTTTTTTCCCTGAGAAACACTATAGAAGGTGCATTATATGCTTGTGTTATGGGATAATATGTCTATTATTTATCTCATGCCGCATGCATACGATAAAGGATCGCGGTTCGAGGATCAATGACAAAGGGGATATAAACATGAATTCTTTACTAGTTATAAACGACGAGGTTTACGGAGATTTACCAAGGGATCAGGTTGAAGACTCACTTGGCCTATTACCTATGTGGGTTGCTGAGTATTCGATCAACGCGGTTGAGGGTGTTACTGAGTCCCTCGTCGAGCACATGGAATATTGTTATGGCTTTGGGTCATTAATTAAGTTTGATGGCGAGGTATTAGATAACGGTAATTATAAGAGTGCTTACGAGGAAGACGAGGATTTGCCTTGGATTGGTAAGATTCACACCAAGGATGGTTGGGCATATTTTTATCGGTACGCGATTACTGCGTTGCCTACGGAAGACGGTTATTTTCTTACAAGGATGGATTAGTTATGGGGAAGTTTAATTTAGGGTACAGAAAACCATTATTAGCACGTCGGATAATGCACATTCGTATTAACAATCGTGCTTGGATGCATGAGCAGATGAAGACTATTAAACTGCCAATTGAGGCTGTTGTTTCAAAGTCTTTGCTGTCAACCAGACGGAAGGGAATAAATTGATGCCTAGAACAATTGAGCTACAAGATGATGAAATTGCAATCATATGGTCAGCCGAAGATGTAAGAACTGAATGCGAATGGCTAACTGTTGACGAATCAGAGAACATACTCAGTGTCATAGAGCATCGTCATGACGCTTGCATAGGTATTAATTGGGAAGTGATACACTACACCGCTCAATATTTGTACCCAGAACCAGAAGAGAAGGGAATATAGTTATGAGTAAAGAGATAACGCTTAACCTACCACCTAAACAAGTCAACGCCATGCTGGTTGCAATGGATAACGAAATTGAAAACCAGTTAGGCGGCAGACCTGTTGACTGGGAATTTTTTCCAGAACTAGCCGCCATGCTGATGGCTTACTACGAAACACGTTGTAAATTTAGGGAGAACCAAGATGGAAAAGTGTAAGGACAACAAAAAACCATATAATGTCAAAATTGACATTGAGGTTTGGTATGATCGTAACTTTACCTGCTGGGCTGTTGATGAAGAGGAGGCTAACACCCTCGCACGAGAAGCGGCAAGACAACAGACCGAACATCTAATCGGCATTGACATAGATGTCGAAAACGATGGCGGTTGGACATATGGTGGTCAGCAATACAGCACCGTTTATGTAGAGGAGGAGAAGTGATGTCTTATGTTATTGTTGTAGACACCCTGTGCGAAGGATGGCAGGCATGGGGGGAGTCAGACGGGGGCATGCCAGAAATCTTTGCGACTAAGGCAGAGGCACAAAAAGAAATTGATGAATCCTTTGCAGACTTGGTGTGCAATCAAATCCACAGTGGTATGCGACCAGACGAAGAACCGGAGGAGATGGTTATGCTGTTGCATGAATACGTTAAAGGCCGGAAGGCAGTTTATGAGGGAGCGAGTCATGAACGAGTACGAGGTTGAGATCAGGGCGACTGTCACCAAGACAGTTCGTGTGTTTGCCACCAACAAGGCTGATGCCATTGAGGTTGCGAACGATGAGTTCACAGTTCTGCACACAGGCGATCCTGAGAAGTATGAACAGGATACACTGAATATTTCAGAGGTGCCATCATGAAAATGAATAGGCAAGTGCTGTTTGACCGTCTTTGGGATTTGGTCAAAGAATCTGACGTAGATTTCTTGGAGGTTTATGTCGGTGATGAGGAAGAAGGGCAGGTTTATGTCCGGTTTGAGAATCTTGAGGAGGGCGAGGGTGCTCGCCGTGATGCAGGATTTAAGGTTTACGAGGAGTAAAATAAATGGCTTTAATAACACTAACAAAAGTGGATGAGACTACGCTAAATCCTGATCATGATGAGGTTCTTTATCTGATTGGTTCTAGCTTCTCAATGTATGAGCGCACCCTTTCACGCGGTGACAAGCATCGTAAGGTCACGCACATAATTGATGTGACTAATCGGGCAGGGTGGTTTGTGAGTGAGCCTATGGAAAAAATTATGGAGGTAATGCGGCTATGGGAAAAGTAAAAGCGTGGGTCATGGACATGGAAGAAGATGCCATCGACATGACTGCTGAAGAATGGACGGACAAGCATGGTGAAAGCCTGATCGAAGTCTATCACGAGGCTCGTAGGAAATATGCGGATTTGATAGAGGACAAAGAAGATGATCAAATTATATAAACTAATCATGGACAGTAAGCGTAACCCATTGTCCTACATTCCGGATAACAATACTCGGCATCTAGTCATGCAAATACTGGCATGGATGTGGTGCATAATTTTTGGAATGTCTGTCGGTTCTGTCACTGTGTTTGGTATCAGTGTAATAGCACACGCCCTGTTGATAGCAGGTGTGTTTATTACGGCGGGTGTATTTGCAACAGCCAAACGCAAGCCACAGTATTTTGGTGGTCTCGGAAGGGGCAAAGGAGGTGAGCATGAGTAGCGTACAAAGATACACCGAGGATGTTTTGCTGCGAAACACCAACTACAGGTTGCGTGGTCAAGAAACGTGGATCGATGTTAAAAATCTTTGCGTAAAATTTCGTCGTGAAAAGCTGGGTGTTTCGATATCGATTTACCCCGAGGTTGATGAAGGTTTTGGGAAACCATTAAACAAGATTTTTGTTGCGTATACAGACGCACCAGAATTGGAAGAAGATGCGGAAAAGCCGCGTAAAAACTTCCAACAAAAGAGACCCACAGGTAAGGGTTTCAGTCTAACTAAATTTATGAACAGAAACTAAGGAGGATATTATGGGTAGAACTAAAATGGTTGAGAATATGACTGACGTAGAACGTGCGGAGCATTATCAAAAGATCCGCGACGACAGAGATGAGCAACTGCGTGTGTCAGCTATGCATTTGGATGACGAGCAACGCGAGGCAATCAAAGAGGCTCGTGACGTGCTTCAAAGTGTCGTTCAGTGCTGTCATGAAATCGGTGATGTGTGGATGTCCGATGTCAGTAAGATGGAAACAGCTTACTTCGCCTTGAAGAATCGGTTTCCGTTGGATGAAGACTAATGAAGTGGGTGCTAGTCTTGGTTGCTTTCAGCGGCGGGGACTTTGAAACAAAGACACTGGGCGGCTACGACACCGTCGCCCAGTGTCACGTCGCTACCACTGAGATATTTTGGGGTGAAAAAATGCCTATCAACGAAGGTCTAGTGTGTATGAGGATTGAGAAATGAAACAAAGGATTCCAGATTGGCGAAGCATTCGCCAGCATCACGTCGTACCTGATAAACGGTATAAGACAAACAATGAAATAGAATTGAGGCTAGCCCGGACAGAGTTAAGTTTAGAAATGAACTTCGAGGACGGGTGTCCGTGGTGCGGCAGTATAGGACGCGTGGAGGTGCATGGGCATACGCAATGCACATCTTGCCATCATGTTATAGATGATTGTTGTCAGGGAGGGTATTGTGATAATTGAAGGTGACGGAACATGGAATAAAATGATTAACGAAGGCAGATGCCCTCGTTGTTTTTCAATGATAAATGAAGAAAACAAGTGGTTCGTATGTGATGTTTGTTCTCTTCAGATCAATAACAAGAACCCAGACATGGATTGGTCTTTTGCAGTAGCCGAGATTGAAAAACTTATTATTGAAAAAATTGATTACATGATGGATCATCCAGATAAGTATGATCTAAACGATATTAAAAGAGTGGAGGATTCATGGAAAAGGATACTCAGGGGCTAACAAGAATCATCAGGGTTCTTGACGAAGAGCTTACAGAGCTATTAAGTGTAGGCTTGTACAAACAGGCGGAGGAAACTAGAAAGCGCCTTTTGACATACGTTGATATGAGAAACCAAAAGAATGCGGAGTTAGAAGAACGTGTCAGATAACGTGGTATATTTAAAAGACAAAAGTATTAAGTTTATTCCTCACTCGGTTCCTGTTTTGTGCGAGAT